TACTATAAAAAAAATTTTTCAAAAAAATTTTATAGCTTTGCTTAAAGAACTTTAAAGTAAAACTGAAAATGAAAGCTCTCTCAAAAAAACTTATTTTAAATACCAAGGATTATTATACTGTTCACCTATCAATTGTTAATGCTCTTATACCCACCAAGCTTACTCCTAAAGAAATAGATGTGCTTGGATTCTTTATGTCATTACAAGGTGATATAGCTAAAGATAGATTTGGTACTACAGCAAGAAAGCTTGTAATGAAAGAATTAAATTTATCTGATGGTGGATTGGGTAACTACTTAAAGTCATTAAAAGAAAAAGGATTTATATCTCCCACTAATGAGATACTTCCTGTACTTATACCTAACTTAGATAAACAAGAATTTTTCTTACAATTAATAAATCAAGATGCCAAGGAACCCATTGATTGAAAGGTATTATGAAAAGGTAAAAGAAAAATATCCTCACTTAAAGGAGGATGAGTTTCATGCTATTGTCAATCATCCTTTTAAATACTTTAGAAGTAGAATGGTAGATCCAGATTTACCAGATATAAGGATAAAAGGTTTTGGTAGTTTTCAAGTTTATGCTACTCCTATCCTCAACACTATAAAGAAACATGAAAAGGAGATACTAAGAAAAACAGAAAAAGGAACACTAAAGGATAATGATTCAAATATTGAAAGATTAAAAATGTTAGAAGATTATGTTAAAGAAAATCCAACACTATTTAAAAAGATTAATGAAAGGAGAGGCAAGTCTGAGTGATATATACTATTACTTTCAAGGTCATATAAGACAACATTTATACTACTCTCCTAATAAATCTCTAATAAGAAAGCATATACAAGAACAGTTAGAATGGAGATTACATCAAGTAAAGCAAAAGAGTCCTGAATGTTTTTTTGATGCTCAATGTAAGTATTGTGGTTGTGATATTCCTGCATTAACTTTCTCTAATAAAACTTGTCATGGTGACTGTTATCCTCCAATGATGTCTAAGAAAAAATGGGATCAATATAAGAAAGATGAATTACTTAAGAAGATTTACAAGAAACCAAATACATTACCTAAAAAACCTAAAGCCGATATTCCTAATGCCTGATGGATATTCAATAGAGCACAAAACATTATTTGATAAACTAGATAAAATTTATAAACAAACTATGTGGGATAAAGTAACTCATGACTTTGGTAAAATAAAACCTAACACTACAGTAAAGGCTACATTTACTTATAATGGTAAAGCACAGATTAAAAGAGTAGTAGCAAGTTGTGGTTGTACCCTAGTTGACTACAAAAAAGGTAGCAACTTAATTGATGCAGAATATACTTCGCCATCTTTTCCACAACATTTATTACATGCAGGAGTAGCAGAAAGTAATGTAGCTAAATCTATTACTATAACATTTGATGATAATGCAGAACAAATTTTAATTATAAAAGCAACATTAATACCATGACACCAATGACAGATGAATTGCTCTTGGAAAGAGCACAAGAAGTTATAAATGCAGGACATAGTTTCCTACATATATTTGATACTTTCAATAAAGATATGGAACCTTACATGGATAGAATTTCTAGTTTAATGGAAGTAGATGAAAGGTTTGATGATATGGAAGATAAATTTATTGTTTTAATGCAAAGACTAACTGTTAGATAATATGAAAACACTTTCACTTGGTGACATAGGACAAGATGTAGTTATCCTTCAAAAGGTTCTTACTAGTAATGGGTTTCCTACTACTGCAGATTCTATATTTGGTAAAGGTACTCAGACTAATGTAATAGCATTTCAGAAATCTAAAGGACTTACTGCTGATGGTGTAGTAGGTCCTAAAACATGGAAAGCACTTGGTATCCTTGAAAATCCTACATCAAAATCTTTTTCTCCTATTGCTAAATGGTATCCTCTAAAACAAGGTCAATATGTTTCTGCTAATAATTCTCCTATTGGTATTTGTTTACATCATACTGTATCTGCTGGATCTCCTTACATTGTGGTTGATGGATGGAATCTTGACAACAGAGGAACTGTTGGTACTCACTTTGTTATTGGTGGGGTTGCTCTTAATGGTGATAATACGCATGATGGATCAATTGTTCAATGTGTTGACATAAAGGATATTGTATATCATCTTAATACTACTAGGATGGGTAATACTGTAGCTCATAATCAAAGTGCTAATAAACTTTATATTGGTATTGAACTTTGTGCTTATGGATGTTTAACTGAAAAGAATGGTAAGTATTATACTATGGATGGTGCTAATAGAGAAGTTCCTAAAGAATATGTTGAGGTACTTCAAACACCATGGAGAACATTTAAGTATTGGCATAAGTATTCACCTAAACAAATTGAAGCTACTGTTAATCTCATTAAAGAATTAAATGATAAGCTTAACTTAGGTATTACTAAAGAAGTATTAAAGAAAGAAGTATCAACTATATGTGATCTCTCACCAGAAGCTAATCAATTTAAAAGAAAGTTGACTTCCCATTCAAGTTTTGAAAGTGGTAAGTTTGATATATATCCTTCTACTGATTTGTTAAATGCTTTAAAGTTTATTGTATAATGAGAGGTAATTATGTTGATGTATTAGTAGTGTGCAATGATTGCGGATATTTTGCACATCATATATGTAGAGGTAATCAAATACCTAAGAAATGTTTTGATTGTAAAAGTGAAGATATAGATTGTGATATTCAAGAAGACATAGAAGAATAGGTTATTTATAAGGATATTGCATATATACAAAACTAACAAGAAAAGAAATGTAAATTTATGGTTGAAATATTTGAAATTGATGGGTCTGTAGTAAGACCTGTAAAGGATATACTTCTTATTAATCCTTTTAAGGATATATGGGAAAGAGATACTAGTAAACATAAGACTATCGCAATAAATGAGTTAGCTTATGTTTATTATTTAGTGTCACCAAAGAAGAGTAATCCATATGCAGGTTACCCTAATGACATCAAAGAGTCTAAGATTATTGAAGGTATATGGAAAGGTGAAGAATGGACTCCAGATACATTAGTAAAAGAAGCTATAGAATTATACACTAAGTTTCTTGATGAAGCATCACCATCAATGAGATATTATAATGCAGTTAAAAGTGGAGTAGAACAGACTATAAACTTTTTTCAGAATATTGATTTTAATGAAAGGACTGATAAAGGAATGCCTGTTTATAAGATTAGTGAAGTTATACCTGCATTAAAGTCTGCTAATGAAGTACTTAGATCTATGTCTGACTTACAAGAAAGAGTAGAACAAGAAGTATATGAAAGTTCTAAAACCAAAGCTGGTAAAGAAATTAATTATTTTGAAAGATAAAATACAAAATTATGAACAAGTTTTTAGATGCATTTGATGATGAAATTAGACCTATGAAATCTAAGTCTACAAGTATGGAGATGGGAATGGGTAAAGATTGTAGTGCTTTTATTTCTATGCTTTTTAAAGCTAAAGAAGATGCACATATTTCTCATATTGAACAAAGAAGTAGAGCATTAGCTCCTCATGAAGCATTGTCTACATTTTATACTGAGTTAGATGGACTATTAGATACTTTTGCTGAAACAGTAATGGGAATGCATGGTCAACTTACACTTTCTTTTAGTGCTAGTGCTATGTCTAATCCTTTATCTTATATGCAAAATTTATATGTGCAAGTAGGTAAAGAAAGAGAAATGTACACAGAAGGATGGATTCAAAATCAGATTGATGAAATCATGCAGCTTATTGCACATACTATTTACAGGTTGAAGTTTGTAACTACTGCACCTGGACAATAAATAACTGATAATGAGTAAAGTAAACTCTGTTAGAAATAAAGATGGTCATTGGATAAATGTAGAAGTGTTTAGAGAAGAAGCTAGACACTTTGAAAAATATGGGTACTACTGCCCAGATCCCTGGGGTTCTCCATCATGGCAGGCTTACTGGGAAGAGCAAATGAAGAGGACTATTGAAGGTTATGAGGTAGGAGGAGTTAAGATTACAGGTGATCACTACTTTTACCTCAACTTCTGTCCTATGATGAGAGTAGAGAAAGGAGCAGGAGGAAGAAAAGCTAAAAAGTTAGCAGGGTTTCCAGATTTCTGGGATGGTGATTATAATTTTCAATGGGCAACTGAAATAGCATATAATGGAATAGACCAACAAACATTAGAAGGATTAAATCTTGAAATAAGAATTGATCCTCAGTATCTTGATGGAGGAAGACATGTTATAGTAGGAAAATCAAGAAGAAAAGGTTATTCATATAAGAATGCTGCTAAGGTTGCCAACAAATATAACAATACTCGTAATTCACTTTCTATTATTGGTGCTTTTGAAAAGAAGTATTTATATCCTGAAGGAACTATGGGTATGGTGTCAGATTATCTTAACTTCCTTAATGAGCATACAGGGTGGAGAAAGAATAGAGATTTCATTGATAAACAGGATCATAGAAAAGCATCATTTAAGGAAGTCATTAATGGTATAGCAATTGAAAAAGGTTATCAGTCACAAGTGTTAGCACTTACTTTTAAAGATAACCCAGATGCTGCCAGGGGTAAAGATGCTGTGTATGTTCTATTGGAAGAAGCAGGTAAGTTTCCTAATCTAAAGGATTCTTATATGGCTATTGAACCTACATTGAAAGCAGGTAAATATATAACAGGACAGATTATTATATTTGGTACAGGTGGTGATATGGAAGGTGGAACAGTAGATTTTGCTGAGATGTTTTATGATCCAGTAACTTATAACCTAATGCCATTTATAAATACATGGGATGATAATGCAGAGAATACTAATTGTGGATTCTTTCATCCTATATTTTGGAATATGGATGGTTTTTATGATAAGCAAGGTAACTCACAAATAGAAGAAGCTACTAATCATGAAATGCAAGAAAGAGAAAAGATATTAAAGAATTCTTCTAATGGTATTGGAGTTATTCAAAGAAGGGTACAGGAATACCCACTTAAACCTAGTGAAGCATTCTTAACTGTATCTACTAATGACTTTCCTGTTACTGAACTTAGAAATAGATTGAATATAGTAGAAAGAGAAAAGTTATATGAAAAGAAAGGACAACCTGTAACATTGGTTAAAGAGGAAAATAAGGTTAGAGCTATACCTGATTTAAAGAATGAGTTGGAAGCAGTATGGCATTATAAGCCAAAGACTTTAGATTTAGCTGGATGTCCTGTAATATATGAGTATCCTATGGCTAATCCACCAAAAGGATTATATAAGATAGGATATGACCCTTATCAACAGGATCAAAGTTATGGAACTTCTTTAGGTGCTGTATATGTATATAAGGGTAATGCTACATTTTCATATACAAGAGATATGATTGTAGCATCTTATGTAGGTAGGATGAAAACTGCTGATGATACTCATAGGATAGTAGAATTATTAGCAGAGTTGTATAGTGCAGAGATTATGCATGAAAATATGATTAGAGATGTTAAGTCATATTTTGAAAAGAAAAGAAAGTTACATTTATTAGCTGCTCAACCTGATGCTGTTATATCTAAAACCATTAAAAACTCTAAGGTAGCTAGGATATATGGTATTCATATGAATAGTGAACTTAAAGATGCTGGTGCTAAATATATAAAGCAATGGTTATTAAAAGAGAGAGATATAGATGAATTTGGAAATAAAGTATTAAATTTGGATTTAATATCAGATCCTGGATTATTAGAAGAACTGATATTGTTTAATAAAAAAGGAAACTTTGACCGAGTAATGGCATTTATGATGATTATGTTTCAGTTAGAAGAGGAAGGAGAAAAAGAATATAGTGAAGCTGCACAAAAAAACAAAACTATAGAGTCGTTACTTAATTCATATAAAAACTGGTATTCTAAACAATAAAACTATGATAACTAATTCTGATGGTAATTTTAGTGTTGCTATGCCCAAACACAGGGTAACTAGAGCACAGAAGAATGCTGACAATAAACA